TCTTGTTTTAGCGAACGAACTAACAGTTCCATATTTTTAACAATTAATTTTACCCTTTCTCTATCCATTTAATGCTTGTATTTTCAATCTATTATACACAAAAAAAGAGAGGCAGTCAACCTCTCTCATCTTTCAATATAACTTAGTGTATGATTTGTTGCATACAGTTGCTCAATGATTATATCACATCCAATCTTAGGATTGCAATCACCACAAGTATAAACATCTACTGCTGCTTTACCTTCTTCAGGCCATGTGTGAATTGATATATGACTTTCTGAAAGTAAACAAATTACAGTAACTCCTTGAGGTTCAAACTTCTTAGAAATAGTTTGAACCACTGTTGCACCTGATGCTGCTGCTGCATTTTCAAGAAGATCTATAAGACAACGTTCATCATCTAAAAGAACAAATGAACATCCATAAAGATTTAGTAGGTAGTGTTTTCCCATTATTTCTTTACCTTCTTTGCATTATATCCATACATTTTTGGACTAACTTTGCCATCAGTCCATTTCATAGAAATAAGATTTCCATATTGATCATAATAATGATCAAAAATAGCAACCTGTGTTCCTTGCACAATATCATACATCACTCTATCTTTAGAGTTGTATGATACAATATATGAATTTAATGGAAGGGTTTTATCCTTTGCTGCAGATTGTTCACAATCTCTATGGATTATATTGATTCTACTATCCATCAATCATTCCCAAACTATATCAGGAAATGCCTCCTGCACTACAACTTTGGTAAGTTTAAATCTTTTATGAAGTTGTTTATCCTTAACAAGACAAAGAATTTCTGCTTCAGATTGATGGAGTGATTCCAACAACTGAATGTACATTACTTCTCTTTTAGTTTGACTAATATCACTTACACCCTTTACAAAGTGATTAAACTTTCTCCATTCATGAATCAACCTTGTATGCTCTGTTCCGGCAGGAGCATCATTAGGGGTATAAGGAACTTCTCCTTCAGGAAATACTGATTCTACTTTGGGATTAAAATTCCAAATAAGAACTGACCTTAAAGCAGGACTATCATAATGTCTCAAGATTTCAATTTTTTCGTCTCTAGTTTTAGCATTAGAAACTCTTTGAATAACTTCAGACACCAATTGATCTGGTGGTAATTTCATAACTCAATCTCCATTAATTAATCTTCTAAATCTTCTTCCTCTTCCATATGTTCAGTATTCTCAAATCTAAATGCTATAAGTTCATCTGCTAATACATTACCATTTTCATCAAACATTTCTGGATGATATGTGTATGGTTCCCTTTGAGAAAGATGCTGGTTAAGCGTCCAACCAACTAAAACACCAACAACTAATGATAAACAAACAAACAATACTGAAAAAACAAGAGCTATTGCTATCATTTTAATTCTCCTATACTACTTTGGTTTTCCTATATTCAAGGAAAAATTAAAGTAGATGGTTATTTTTCTATTTAAGAAAGAAACCACCCTTTCAAAACATATTGAAAATGTTTTTTTACTTGGAGTCCTCCTTCTCAAAACTAATTCAACTCCCCTGTTAACAGGGGTCTTGTTATTATTTATAGAACTAGTCAAAGTAAAGCATTTTCCTGTAAGTATCTTACTGTATCAGAACAACCCCCAAGATGTTGTTGGTTCATAATTACCTGAGGGAATGTTGAACCTTGCCCAAACTCTGCATAAAACTCTTCCCTGGTAAAATCAGTATCAAGTTCATAGCAAACAATAGGACAACCCTTTGAAATACTTAGTGCATTAAGGACTGTCTTAACTTTATCACAATAAGGGCATCCCCTTTTACTGTAAACTGTAAAATTCATAATTGTTAAATTCTTACTGGATGTGGACGTTTTTCATTTGATTTGATAGCACATAACCAAGCATTAACTACTGCTATGTTATCTTCCCACCAATTAGTTTCCATTCTAAATTCTTGAAATCTAATTGAAGTATTTCTAATAAACTGTGCCTTTTCTCTTCTGGTATAATACCAGAAACTATTTTGATTCCAATAACTTACATGAGTTGGGTCTTGCCATGCTCCTCTACCATCAGTAGAAGGAACTTCAATAAATGCCCAACCTCCATCACAAAGAACTCTGTGAATCTCACTCATAGATTTGATAGGATCTTTTAAGTGTTCAAGAACATGACTTGCATTAATAACACCAACACTATTGTCTGGTAATGGAATACCTTCATTCAAATCACAGGTGATATCTCCACCTTCTTGGTCAATTGTAACATATCCTGGTCTTGGAAACAACCCTCCACCAAGATCTACTTTCATCAATCCTTTTAAATCAGCATCACGTTCTGCAAGTTGTTGTCCATATTGATGGAACAACTCAAATGTTTTAACTTGAATTGCTTCATTCCTTTGGAGTTGAGTATTATCTCCTCCAGGAAGCCACCTATAATAATAAAGAACCTTTGGAATAAAACAGAACTTAGTATGTAGGTATGTTCTAATCACCAACTCATGATCATCACAGATATTTAATTCAGAATTATGACCACCAAGTTCTTCATAGACACTCTTCCTCCATGCTCTTACATGATCTGGAGCATACCAAATAATACCAATACTATGACTGGTAGGAGGAAATGAATCAATCTTAATAAAATCTTCACCTCTAAAATTCATCCACTTGTATGTCCATCCATTTTCAGCATTCCAAGGAATCTTATATTCATCACCTCTCATATCATAAAGAAGATCTTCGCTATAAGCAAATCCAACTTCTTCATCTTGAAATGCAATATTCAATTCCTCCAAACAATCTTCAGAAAGCAAATCATCATGATCTACCTCTACAAGAATATCTCCTTGCCCTAAAGAAAATGCTTTGTTTTTAATAAACCCAACATTAGGGTTTGTGATACCAGTATAAAATTTTACTTGAGGATGATCTTTTAATTCTTGTGGTAGATGCCCTGGTTTACAATCTCCATTCAAATATAAAATCCATTCCCAGTTATCATAAGTTTGACTTTTAATTGTATCAAACAATTCCATAAGAAAAGGTATATTATCTTTCTTATGCTCTGGGGTAATAATACTAAATTTGTAATTAATCATATCAATCAAAAAAGAACATGTGAAATAATCTTGAATCTTCTACTGTTTGTCCAAAATATTCTGATGCTGCATGAATACATTTACCATTAAAAATAACCAATCTATTGAAAACATTACCAATTACATCTACCAACTCAAATTTAGTTTTATCATAGTATCCCCCATCAAATGCTTTCTCATATCCAGGATCTGATACATGACGTGCTTTTGTTTCTTTATGAGCATACATGGAAGTTCCACATTCAAATGGAGCATCTGGCGTTAAGTATACCATACCAGCCCATTCTTGAAGATCAGTATGATAAACAAGAGCATCTTCTGGATTACAAGATTGAAAAACTCCACACATATCATACTGTTCCCAAATATTAATTTGCTGTCCTATGATATTTTCAAATGCCTTTTTAGTTCCAGGAACATAAAATTGTTCATGTGTTCTTCTGCCTTTATAATACCTAAGATCATCATGAAATTCTTGCTGTAATGCAAACTCTCTAACTGCATGTGGATCAGAATAAAAGTTATCTACAACAAAAATTCTTTTATTGTATTGTAAATTAATAGTGCTTTGTGTTAGAAAAGACATTTAAAATAAGATTATTATACTATGTTAATTTTTCCAATGCAAGTTGATGTAAGTACTGAACATATCCTCCAGTATCATAGTATGCTCCATTATGAATAAGAAATCCTCTGGATGGATATGGATTTTTTCTACTTGGTTGATTTAACATACTGGTATAAATGAACATGGTTTCATAATCTTCAAGAGTTTGATAGCATTCAGATAATCCACATAGATGTTCATTTCTATCAGAACATAACAGTTCACATTTTGAATATGCTTCAATTGCTTTATCATATTCTTGACAAAACTTATAAGCATTTCCAACAAGGTATTGAGCATAGTATGTCATTTCATTAGCAACATTCATATAGTTTACATACTGTTGGCAATAAAAAATACATCTACGAGCATATTCCTTTTGGTGTTCATATCCTAAAGGAAAAACATCTTCGCCATAACAATCATTATAACTTTTTCCAATATAGAAAAAGTGATATGGGTCAGTTAAAAGCGTGTTACCAGCAACATGTTGATTTTCCAATTCAATTGCATCAGTTAAAAACTTGGTAGGATTAACCCATGTCTTTCCATCATTAATAATATAATGTCTAAATTTAGGAGACAAAGTAACTCTTTGAAACTCTTCTTCTGTTGGACCACATCCAGGAAGAATGATACATTCATGTCTCTTATCATGCTTAAATCTCCAAGGGAAATTTGCATTCCAAATTCTATTTCTTCCCCAAATAGCACCATCAGTTTTTGCAGTTACATCCCAACTTTGAATTGATGTGTCATCAAGTACACTCCAATCAAAATCATCATCTACTTGGATTTGTTCATCAGCATCAACTCTAAGCAACCAATCACATCCATGATCATGTTTAAAACATTCTTTAACTAAATGATCACTATTCCAACCTGGATAATGCCATTCAGTAGTATAACAATATCCAGGAATATTTTTTTCTTTAAAGAAATTTTCAATAATCTCTTGTGTATTATCAGTACCATTACACTGAATAATCCAATAATCAATATACTGATAACAAGAATTTAACATTCTTTCTATCACATGAGCCTCATTGCCCACCATTACATTTAAACAAATCTTACAGTTTCTCATAAAATTTCAAGGTCCATAGTTGGAGTAAGAATAGGATCAGCAAAACCCATTCTTTTCAATTTGTTTGCAGTCCTTGCTATTGTCTGATCAATAGTCAAATACTTATATGTTGCAGTTCTACCAGCAAAAATAGTATTTTTTTCTGCTTCCATTAAGGGTTTATATTGCTCAAACTGTTCCAGATGCTTACCAAAAATCATAGGATAGTATGGATTATTAACGCCTTCTACATGTTGAACTGGATATTCTCTGGTTACTATTGTAGTTTCTACTTCTTGATTATACCAATAAGAATGATCAATTGCCCTGTTCCATTTATTATACAAATTACATTCATTTAATTGAATGTAAGGAGTTTTAGGGCAATACACATGTTCAAAGTCAAGTGATCTATATGCCAACTTTCCATAATAATAATTAAAATATCTATCAACCTTTCCAGTATAAACAAACAGATCACATTTATCTTTAAGATTTCTCCACTCATCTTCAGGAACATTAACATGAACAGGAATATCATCAAAGATATTCTTAAACATATCAACAAAACCATTTTTAGGAAGACCTTGAAACTTTTGTTGCGTAAAAGATCCTTCAGTTCCAGTTCTTCTGACAGGAACTCTATTTAAAATACTCATAGGAAGTTCTTCCATTTTAACTCCCCACATCTTCTCAGAGTAATCTCTAAAAACTAATTCTTTAATTTCATTATCAGATAATCTTCTTCCAATAATTTTATCGGAATTATCATTATAAGGAATAGGAATTCTGCCAAGATTTGTATTAGCCCATACTTGAACAGAAAAATCATTAAAGGTAGCAAATTGATTTAACCATTTCCACACTCTTTCGCTGTCAGTATGAATGGCATGAGGTCCATGAGCATGAACTATGCATCCTGTTTTTTCATCAATATAATCAAAACAATTGCCAGAAATATATTCTCTGGTTTCAAATACTTCTACATTAAATCCATTGTCTTTTAAAATTCTTGCTGAAGTTGCTCCAGCAGTTCCTGCTCCAATTACATATGCTGTTTTCATTATCAATACCTAGTATTAAAAAAGAACGTTTGAAATAATCTACCTGTTTGCATATCACTTCCAAAATAATCTATGGAAGCATGAAACAATTTACCTGGATATAAAATTAATCTATTGTAAATATTTCCAATTCTATCAACTACTTCCCATTTAGTATAATCATATCCATCTTCACCATGATCTATATTGTTTATAGATTGTCTATCTCCAGTTTTTTTATGTTTATAAAGAGCAGTGCCACCACTCAAAGGAGCATCTGGCGTTAAGTAACATACCCCTGCCCACATATTATTATAATCAGAATGTATCCATGTTCTATCTGCTGCAGTGCACAATTGAAATGCTCCTGTATATCCATCACCATTTTCATCAAGTAACCAATCAGTCACGCCACCAGCAGCATGAGATACAAGAGCATTAATAACTTCTTTGTTACTATCATTTAAAAATGATTTGGTTCTCCTACCAGGATAATTTCCACGCACAGAAAACTCTTGCGACAGAGCAAATTCCCTTACAGGATCTGGATCATTATAAAAATTATCAGCAACAATTAAATTAACATTCATCCTAATATAGCACCAGTTTTAGAACAGTATTTTACATTAGGATCAATAAATTTAAATCCATCCCATCCAGGTTCATTTTCTGCAACTCTTTTACCATGAAAATATTCACCAATATGATTAACCATCATACCACCTTCTGCAGTTTTTAACAATCCTGCACCAAGTCCATACTTATTTCCAAGATAATTTGCAATCACTGATTCAGATGGATTAAATCCAGTTTCTTCTAAGATTGGTTCTTTAGCAATCCATGCTGGATATAATGACATTAACATCCAAAAATATGGTGTTGCTTTTTCATACCTATAATTTTTAAAAATTACATCATCTTCTTTAGGACCTATTTCTTCTGTCTCAAACTCATACCAGTTATTTCGTTTTAATTGAATTTGCGAAAGAGTATTATCCTGTTGAAGAAGTTCAATCATATCCATTACTTTTAATGGATGCATCAACTCAACATCATCTTCATGATGGAGAATATAATCATAATCCCTTTCTTTGACTAAATCAAAAAGTTCCTGCCAGGTTTTAGTAATTCCTAAATTTTCTTTATGTAAAATGATTTCATTATACCCATAATATTCAACAAACTCTTTAATAAAATTATCATCTCTACCTGTAGGATAATCATCAATAAAAAGATGATGAACATCTAATCCAGTATAATCAAATTTTTTATTTGCTTTAAAAGTTTTTTTAAGAAACTCTACTCTGTTAGTAGAAAAAACTACATGAAGTAATTTCATATCAATTAACAATAAAAGGTTCTTGTTGTCTTTCTGGTAGTTTAATTTGAGGAGATGGTCCAGGTCCATTTGAACCCTTTGGTTGCTCAATTTTCTGAGAACTTCCAACACACCCTTGTACTATCTCATTCGTAGGAAGTGCTTTGGGCATTTCAATATCAA